GGATTAACTCAAGAAGTTGTCTGGGAATATGTAATACCAGATTTTGCAGAATACCCTGAGCCTCTAAATAACTTTATTACTGGTGAACATAATTCATGTTTTAAAGCGCATAGATATCCAGAAAGGACATTATGAAACTACTTGCGGGAAATTCTAATCAATTATTATCAAATCATATATCTAATTATGCAGGAATCGCATTAACAGAAATGAAATTAACAAGATTCGCTGATGGTGAAATCTTTTGTGAGATACATGAAAATATTCGTGGTGAAGATGTTTTTATTATACAAAGTACTTGTAATCCCGCAAATGATAATCTTATGGAACTATTAATTTTAGTTGATGCTTGTAAACGTGCTAGTGCAGGTAGAATTACAGCAGTAATGCCTTATTATGGTTATGCGAGACAAGATAGAAAACCTTCTGCTAGAACACCTATATCTGCCAAATTGTGTGCTAATATATTACAAACGGCAGGAGTAGATAGAGTCCTTACAATGGATTTACATGCAGGACAAATACAAGGATTTTTTGATATACCCGTTGATGATTTAAGATCAAAACCTTTATTTGTTAAAGATTTAAAAAAACATCCAATGGTTAGTGTTGGAAATGCATTGATTGTATCACCTGATGCAGGTGGCGTACCAAGAGCAAGATCTATTGCAAAAGATCTCAATTTAGACATTGCTATCATTGACAAACGCAGAGATAAAGCGAATGAAAGTGAGGCAATGAATGTAATCGGTAATGTAAAGGGGAAACAATGTATAATAGTAGACGATATAGTGGACACAGGTGGAACACTCGTAAAGGCGGCAGAAGCATTGTTGAGGGATGGTGCGGAAGAGGCGCGAGCGTATATAACACATGGCGTATTAAGCAACGGAGGGATGGAGAAAATCAACTCATCCAGTATGGCTGGGCTGACCATCACTGATTCTATTCCTCAATATGATAATCAAAAAGTAAAATTAATTTCAGTTGGTAAACTATTCGCAGAAGCAATTCGTAGAGTGCATCACGATGAATCTATTTCAGTTTTATTTTAAAGGTTAATTATGAAAAAAATAATTTATGTTGACATTGATGGTACAATATCATATAATCCAGAATTGCCAGGGTTTGCAGATAGACACGCTGACTATAAAAAAGCAGAACCACATCCAGATAGAATTGTACAAATAAACAAACTGTATGATGATGGTCATGAGATACACTATTGGACTGCGAGAGGTACAGTATCCAAAAAAGATTATACAACATTAACTACACAACAATTAAAAGATTGGGGAGCAAAATATCATGAACTTCATGTTGGTAATAAACCCCATTTTGATATGTACATTTGTGACAAGTCTTGGAATTCAGAATCATATTTTCAAAGATTGGAAAAGGGATTGCCATAATGTTTGATACATTTTGATGAAGATTTTGATTTTTGGTTTACCAGGAAGTGGTAAGACTACTCTTGCAAAAGAATTATCTTATCATTTTTTAGTACCACATTTTAATGCTGATGTATTGAGAGAATTTACTAATGATTGGGATTTTTCAATATCAGGAAGAAAGAGGCAATTAAACAGAATGAAATTGTTTGAATATGGTATTCTTGATTTTATTTGTCCATATGAATCATATAGGGAGGAAATTGGTGCAGATTTTTTTATATGGATGGATACAATAAAAAAATCAAAATATGAAGATACAAATAAAATTTTTGAAGAACCAAAACAATATGATATAAGGATTACAAAATGGATTGGACAAAACCAACTACACAAATGCTTGGAAGATTTCAACCATGGCATAAAGGACATACAGAACTTTTTAAAAGGGCCATTGAGAAAACTGGTCAAGTAATAATTCTTCTTAGAAATCAAGATGGTACAGAAAATGATCCATTTAATTTTGATCAAAGGTGTCAAAAAATAATTTTAGAATTGATGAAAAGTGGTTACTATGATGGTGAACATTTTTCTATTATACCAGTTCCAAATATAACTCACATTTCATATGGAAGAGATGTTGGTTATAAAATAGAACAAGAAAGTTTTGATGAAGAGATTGAAGAAATATCTTCATCAGATATAAGAAAGACAGATGGTATTTAAGTTTAATCCAAATAAATATGATGTAGTAGAGATTGATTTGGATAATATGACAGAAACAGAATTAATATTATTAGCAAATAGATCTTATGATTTATATGAGGCATCAATGAGACTTGTTCGAAAGTTAAGAAAAAATAGATATGATCTTGCAAAAAAGATGGACAAAATTGAAAATGATTGGGGAATGATATGATGGAATTTGAATTGTCAAAAAAATATCTCTTTGAAGAAAAGGATTTTATAGGACATTCTGGTGATCCTTTAAAATGGAAAATAGAATGTGATGCTTTGTTTCCCAATGAATGGAAATGTATTGCTACAATGATTATGGAACATGAAACTAGACCATTTTGTGCTGCCATTGGTATACCAAGAGGTGGAGTTGAATTGGGTAAATATTTAAATGAATATGGTACAAAAAATTATGATGATCCATATTTAATTTGTGATGATGTCTTGACTACTGGTGGATCAATGGATGATTTTATAGAATCATATTTTAGAAATAGAAAACCTAATTACTTTGGTTGGGTTGTATTTGCAAGAAATAAACCTCAACATTGGGTGAAAGCTTTATTCCAAATGCCTTGACATTGAATATTCTTTATGTTACAATAATAATAAACCTAAACATGGAGAACAATGGATAGAATTGAACATTTAATTTTAAAAAATCTTATCTACAATGAACCTTACGCTCGCAAGGTTCTTCCTTATTTACAGCCAGAATATTTTGAAGACCGGTCTGAAAAAGTTTTATTTGAATATGTCAATAGTTTTATTTCAACATATAATAATTTACCATCTAGAGAAGCATTAACAATTAATCTTAATGAAGCAACAGGATTACATGAAGATGATTATGAAAAATGTATTAAACTTTTAGGATTTTTAGAGGAAAATAAAGATGAAGAGTCTGATATGGATTGGTTACTTAACACTACTGAAACCTTTTGTCAAGATAGAGCATTGTATAATGCAATTATGGAAAGTGTTAATATCATTAGTCCAGGAAACAAAACTGATAAAACTAAAGGATCTATTCCTGAAATTCTTACAGATGCTTTGGGTGTTACTTTTGACCCCAATATTGGTCATGATTACATTGATAATAGTGCTGAGCGTTATGATTTCTACCATAAGGTTGAAGAAAGAATCCCATTTGACTTAGATTTTTTCAATAAGATAAGTAAAGGTGGCTTACCAAATAAAACATTAAATATTTGTCTTGCGGGAACTGGTGTAGGTAAATCATTATTCATGTGTCATGTTGCAGCAAACTGTTTAAATGAAGGAAAGAATGTATTATATGTAACTATGGAAATGGCTGAAGAGAAGATTGCAATGAGAATAGATGCCAATCTTTTAAATGTTTCAATTGATGAAATACAAGAAATACCAAGAGATACCTTTGAAAGCAAAGTTGAGAAAATAAAAAATAAAGTTAAAGGTAAGTTAATCATAAAAGAATATCCTACTGCATCAGCAGGATCACAACATTTTAGAAGTTTATTAAATGAACTTTCTTTGAAGAGAGATTTTAAACCAGACATCATTTTCATTGATTATTTGAATATTTGTATGTCTTCTAGAATTAAAGCAGGTGCTTATGTTAATTCTTATACTTATATTAAATCAATTGCTGAGGAATTGAGAGGCCTTGCGGTTGAATATAATGTACCTGTTGTATCCGCCACACAAACTACAAGAAGTGGATTTACTTCTACAGATATTGGATTAGAAGATACATCTGAATCTTTTGGTTTGCCCGCCACAGCAGATTTTATGTTTGCTATTATATCAACAGAAGAACTTGAAGAATTGGGTCAATTGTTGGTTAAGCAACTTAAAAATCGTTATAGTGATCCCACTTTTAATAAAAGGTTTATGATTGGAGTAGATAGAAAAAAGATGAGGTTATATGATCTTGAAGAAACTGCTCAAGCTGGTATCAATGATGTTGTTGATGGTAGTAAAAAAGTTAAGAAAACGGACGCTTATGATGATACTCCTGCATTCGACAAAGCCACTGATAATAAGTTTCAAAAGAAAGATTTTGGGAGTTTTAACTTCAACTAAATAGATGTAGTATGAAAAATCTACCAAGGAGTCTATTATGTGGTTTGAAGATAAAACAAAATTTAGAAATTTGGATGACGCTATTTTAAGAGTTGTTAACGGACAAGCAGAAGAACAACCAGAAACTAATTCTGATGAACCGATACAACAAGAAGAACCATCCTCAGCCGATCAAACGGTTCTTAAAGAAAATGAAGAAGAAATTCAATATGATGATATCAAAGATGTCCCGTTGGAAAATCTCAAAAAAACTATTGATGAAAAAAGAAAAAGTAAACATGACTATGAAATCTATCATGATACTTATTCTGGCGCTATTCAGCATGCTGTTGATCATACAAAAAAAGCTCATGGATATGATGTTGATCAAGGCTCGTATGAAAGAGAAGTAACTTTTGGACAAAGAAAACCATCTGCGGGAAAAACAGTAATCAAAAAAATTGATTTACATAAAGATGGAAAACCAGCAAACAAAAGATTACAAGTTCAAGTCCATGGAATGCCTAGTGGCAAATATGAACTTAATAAATATGTTGAAGATTTTAATCCAAATATTTTTCTCAAAAAAGATGGGATTGTTGAAGCATCTAAAAACGTTTTAGATGAAGCAAATATGGATAGGGTTGGGAAGAATGATATTTTAAAGTTTGCTAAACAAATGAATGTACCATTAAGTGATGTTGTTCATTGGAAATATGGTCATGGTACAGAATATATCATTACATTAAAAGGTGGATCACAAGTTGAATATACTGATTGGGATGATATGGTAAAGATACCTAAATCAGCAAATCCAAATATGAAAGTAATGAGACAATACCTTGCAAATAGAACAAGTATAGAAGGTGATAAAGGAAAAGTAGCAGATGTTAAATTGGGTAAAAACTATTTAATTAGAGGCTTGAAAGCCGGAATGTCAATGTTAGGAAAATGATGGACGCTGATAAGAAAAAAGATTGGTTAAAAACATCAGCAAGAAAAGTAAGAATCAAAAAAATTAAAAGAAAAAAAGCTATTTCTGGCGATGTGGTTCAAGAAAATATAATTGAATCAAATTCAAGAGTTGATTTTACAACTAGAATGTTATCTGAAATGGATAATTTTGCATCAAAAAATAATACAAGTAAAATGCTATCTGAAATTGATAATTTTGCATCAAAAAATCAAAGTCCTAAAAGTGATTTAGATATTATATCATCAGTTATGGGACAAGAAGTTAAAACAGTTGATACTTATCATAAGAAAACTTTAAATTCAGAAATACCTACACTCGATTCAATTATAAATGATTTAAAAGAATTTAAATTACATAAAATA